CCCGACCGCCGCTTTGCCTAAACACCGCTCACACCGAAGGCTGGCCCGTTCGTCTATCGGTTAGGACACCAGGTTTTCAACCTGGGAAGAGGGGTTCGACTCCCCTACGGGCTGCCAACTTAATCATTTTTCCTTTTCCTTTCAGTGGGTTGCAGGTTGGTTTTGTCCAACCTGACGGCAAGGTTGGACAAGTTTTGTTCCGGGTTCATCCCAGAAATCTTCGCCATTCCGCTATCTGCGAGGCGCGCGCGATCAGCTTTTTTCGTGTAAGTCGCCCCCTGCGCATTTGTTTCATGTGCGAGGAACGCGCGGATTTCGTCGGGTGTTGCCCCAGCATCTGCGAGACGGGTCGCACCGGCCTTCCGCAGGCCATGCAGCGACCCGGGAACGGATGCCTTTTTGCATCGGTCCCGAAACCAGTTGCCCAGCGTCTCGGGCTTGTAGGGCACGTTCCGCGCGCCATGGGTGATGAACAAGAGCCGGTCGGTCGGAATGTTGCGAAGTTCCGCCGCCAGGTCCTCCATGATCGGCAGATCGGCCATCACGCCCGTTTTGCCGCGGCGGTAGGTGATCCGGTTGCCCGATACGTTCTGCCATCCAACGCGGGTCAGGTCTTGGCGTGACATGCCGGTATTCACTGCCAGAAGTGCCACCAGCCGCGCCTTGGTGCCCGGTCCGTAAACCGCAAGGAATCGGCCAAGTTCGGCCTCGGTCCAAGTGTGGTATCCATCCGGGTTTTCCTTGGCACGATCCGCCAGCTTCGCCGGGTTGCCGGTGACACTGCCAAGTTCATTTTTCATTGCGTAGTTGAACAGCATCGACAGGTTTTTCTTGACCGTGTTCGCGGCGGTCGGGCCGGTCTTGCGGCTCATCAACGCCTCGACATGCGGAACCTTGAACAGCGCAATTGGCAGGTCGCCCGCCTCGCGCCGCAGCCATTCAAGTTCGCCCCGGATGCTGCGCTTGCGACTGACCGACAGGTTGCGATAGCGCAGGCTGCGGAAATATTGTTCGATGACCCAGCCAAGAGTGCCATAGGGTTGCCCGTCCCGAACGGTCGGACCCTTCGCCCCGGAAACAGCCGCGTCGTAGGCGGCGCGAAAATCGACTGACCCGTAAGGCCCCGGCAGATAGCAGCTAAGGCCCTTCATGCGGAACCGGAAGCGCACCTTGCCGTGTCGGTCTGTGATCCTCGCCACGCCGGGGAATGGATTGCGCCGGGTCATTTCAACAGCCTATCGCATGGGTTCGATGTGGCCTGATCACTCTCGGGCGCACCCTCTGGAAAGATGGTTACCGTGCCGTTGCGGTGATCGACCTTGATGCATCCGACAGCAAATCCGCCCGCCAGCACACCCTTTACGGTGCGCTTGATCTCAGTCTCAGAGATTTGGGCGGGACGGTTTGCCATGTCGGATACCCTCAGACCACGGCCACGCCATTGAGGCGGATGCGGGCGGCGGTTGCGCCGGATGTGGCGGCTTCGGTTGTCGCGCCAATCAGCTTGTTCCCGGTCGCTACAGTCGTGGCGTTCCCGGCGGTGGCGTTCCAATAGACCGCCGCGCCTGCCGTCATCACGACTGCCTCTTTCGGCAGACTGAAGACGCCGGAAAGCGCGGCCTCGAAGGGCATGCCGATTTCTGCGGACGTCGAGGCGACGCCGAACAGGGTGCCCATCAGAACGCCGTCACCGGACGCCACAGGCGCGGCGGCGGTGAAGGTGATGGTCGCACCGGGTTGAACGAAGTTTTTCATTTCAGATTCCTTTCGATGTGTTGAAGGCAACCGCGCCCGATCGGCGCGGCTGTGTCATCTTGGCAAGCTGTCGATCGAGGTCGGCAATCGCGGCCACCATTTCGGCATCGGTGGCGTAGGTCACTTGCTTGTCGTCATACCTGGACACCCGAACGCCACTGGCGCGGGCGCGCACAAGATTGTCGCGAAGCTTCTCAAGTTCTTCGACAGAAAGCGCCATGTCAGCCCACCCTGTACCAGCCGCGATGATCGATCCAGCCGCAGCCAAAATCGAGGCGGACTTTCGTCTGCACGCCGTCAACCTCAAACCCGACCTTGGACTCGATCTGCGGACCGGGCGCGCCCTCGAGATAGGCAAATTCCAGACCATCGACCATGGCAGGATCAGCCACGACATACCACTTGGTGGCCGATGCGAGGCGCGGCTCGACCACCAGCGACAGTGCCGCGAAGGGATTCACGTCGTTGGTTTTGGTGGCTTGGATTGCCGACAATGCTTTTTCCATGTCGGTTTCCAGATCGGGCGGCACGAGGACGAAACGCGGCGTGACGTCGATCAGGCCACCCGAAAGGCCGGTCTGCGACCGCATGGCAAGCCGCGCGGCGGCAAGATCAGCGTCCAGACTTGCGGCGGCGGACGCGGCGTTGCCATGGCCCGATGCGTCAAAAACCGCGATCCCGTCCGACAATTGCGGATTCGCCTCGATCTTCGCCACAAGCTGCAAGGACTCGAAGGCCCGCGCGGCGGCGCCAAGCTTGGCCGGGATCTGGGTGAAGGCCCCAAGATCATCATTGACCAGCGCCTGCCGGGATATCCCGAAAATCTTGCCGTAGGTCGCAAGTTTGAACGTCTCGGCGGATTCGTCCATGGTGCCGCTTTTGAATTCTCCAAGCTCGTTGACGATTTCGAGATCAGAAGACTCGCCCAATGAGATCGAACGCTTCGGGCGGAAGTCTTTGATCGTCGTTTGGCGGGCAAGCTGGCGAACGCCGGACGGCGCGGCGGCATAGGCGCGGCGCAGTTCCCGCCCGACGGCATCGCCAAGGATCAGCGAGAAGTCGGACGTGCTATGCAGGGCGCGGGTGATCAGCGTATCCACCGACATACCGGTGGTCGAGATACCTGCGTTACGGAGGCTGCGCCGGGCAAGCCCTTCGGGGTTCATGTGGGCATATTCCCGGGCCGGGGCCGAAAGTTCGTGCGCCGGATGCGATCTGGCGAAGAGGGCTTCACCGGCCCGCTCTGCGATCACTGCCGGGTCGGTGTTGTCGGTCCCGATCTCGGCGCGCGTGGTGCGGGTCGTATTTTGGGCGCTGCGGGTGCGCATGGCATCAAAGGCCGCGCGCCGGGCTGCGTCCGGTTCTGCGCAGGCATCAATCTGCCCATCCGCCCAAGCGCGGGTCAGACCAGCGGTTTCGGCAATGTTGCGAATGTCGGCATTCATCGCCGCGCGGGTTGCGGTATCCGGGGCTTCCGCCTCGGTCGTTACGATAGGTGTGGTCATTGTGTTTCTTTCATGACGGAAGTGTGCGCCCGGATCAGCCGGGACGGGGACGACAGACACCTCCATTGGTGTCCATTTTGCTGCGGTCCTGATGCGGCGGTTGCCTTCGCGGCTCTCCCGCCACTCCGTGACCTGGTAACCGATCGACAGGCCGCGCAGGGTTCCGTCGCCGATATCAGCAAGCACGGCCTGGGCCGCGTCATTGCTGCGAAAGCGGATGCGGACCCATAGACCTTCGGGCCGCATCTCGGCCTTTTCGATGACGCCCAACTGATCGCGGGTCGAGGTCTGCCGGTGTGCGTCAAGAACCGGTGCGCCGATCATCCGCGACAGATCAGCGCCAGACAGGTCGAGGCGTTCGATAAAGCCTGCCCGGGCCGTATCCGCGCCGGTCGAGACAATAGCCTCGATGGTGCGGGCATCGGCATCGATGGTCGAGGGGGTCGGGGTGACGGCCCGAAAATGCATGGTCATTTGGTTGTTCCTTCCGTCGCGCGGGCGGCATCGCGGGCGCGCTCTTCGTCCAATTCGTCAATGTCGCGGCCACGCCCGGCGACAACTTCGTCGCGGGATTTCAACCCGGCCTCGATCGCCTGGACGTCCGCCGCGACCTCTTTCTGCGGATCAACCCACGGCCAGCCGGGCGCGACGAAGCGCACCGCGTGGTGGTCGGTCAGGTCATCGGCGGGGATCGCCCCGGCAAGCGCCTGGGTGTCGATCCAGCGCCGCCAGAGCGGGCGAAGAAGTGGGCGCTCGATCAGGTTGCATTGCTGCATTTCGGCCCGGCGGCGGAATTGCAGCAAGCCGACGCGGGCGCTCGAATAATTGGCCTCGCCAAGATCGCCGGTCAAAGCCTCGAAGGTCAGCCCCACGCCCGCCGCGATTTCGCGGTCCTGGGCGCGCAGGAAGTCAACCGCTTGCGACAGCCCGGCACCCGGGGCCGAAAAGGTCACGTCCGCGCCAGGCGGCAGAATACGCATGGCGCCGGGTTCAAGGGACACGTTGACTGCGCCCGTGGCGTCGTTTGTTTCGCCTTCAAATCCCGCCGCGTTCCCTTCGGGGTCGCGGATAAATCCGGTCATGAGTGAGGCGGTTTTTAATTGCATCAGCAAGGCGTCGGATGCTTCGTCACGATCGCGAAGTTTCAACAGGACCGGTGCCAGCCATGACAGGCCGCGCACCTGCCCCGGAAACAGCAGATCAAAGACATGGATCATATCGGCGGCGGGCACGCGTACCGATTCGCCAAAGGTCGAGAATGGCGCGCCGGGGGCCTCGCGAAGGACATGGTAGGCCACCGCCCGATCGGATGCATCGAATTCGATCCCGGCCACGATCCGCGCGCCGTTGCCCAGATCGCGGGTCAGCGCCGGGTCAACCTGATCTGCGGGAATGAGTTTCAGGCGCAGCGCGCCATCGTCTTCGGTGACGATCTGAACAAAACCTTCGCCGTCGCGGACAAGCGCACGCGCAAAGGCCGAAAGCATCGGGTTGACCATCTCTTCGAATTCAGTGTTCAGGCGCAGCCGCGCGGCGGCGTCGGGGTGACGGGATCGGGCTTGATAGCCTTTGCCCACAAGATGCGAAGTCCACTCTTCCACAATGCGGTTTGCGAACGGGACGTTCATATACATCGCCGAAGCGCGAGCCTTCGCCGGGTGCCGGGCTGCAAGTGTTGCGGATTGCGGCGCGCCCATCATCGGTGCGCCCATCCAGCGCCGCCCGCCTGCCCCGGCCTCGATCGCAGAGCGGCGGAACAGCTTACCCACGGCGCGGGTTATTTGGCGGGTTATTTTCATTGTCGGACGTCGCGCTGGCGTGCTTGGGCTACTGATTCCCAGAATTCCGCCAGCGCCGCCCGGCCCGCATCTTCGTCGCCATACTGGCCCGCAATCTGGTCCGCCAGAAGATCCACAACGGCACTGAATATCGGCGTCAGCGGGATCCCCAGAATCGGGTCCGCCAAAGGGTCGCCCGACAGAGCAGCGCGGCCATCACGGAAAAAGATTTCAACGCGGGGCGCGTCGTCAGAGGCGCGCGTAAACGGGCCGATGCAATCCGCATGATTTGCCACGGGGGCGGCGTCGGTGGCCTTGACGCCGATGCGAAGAAGTTTGCTGAAAAGGCACGCGCTCAGGATGCCCGGCAATCTGTATTCAGCCGGACGCCCATGGCCCTGCGACGCGTTTTCAAGGAGACCAACTTTCCGCCACGAGTTGAACGTTTCGATTTTCTCCCCCAAAAATTCCGCGAGAACCTTTGTTCCGATTGGCACGCTCTCGATTTTCGTGATCATTTTCGTATCCCTCCATAATCTAGACATGGTTACGTGACGTAATGCCACGATCAAAAAAGGAGCTACGTCATCAGGCGACATTTGTCAAGATCATTGTGCGGCAGCGCGTGCGGCACTCTTGGGACGAGCCTTCAAGACGGCGCAGCGTGTCATAGCTGGCCATCTCGCTCTTGATCCGTTCAACCGCAGCATCGAATGTCAATTCGCCGCGTTTGTTCATCTCAAGCGCCGTTCCCATGATCCAGATTTGCACTGCGTCCAAGCGTGCCAATACTTCACGAAGTTGCACTTCGGTGGCCTCGTCGGGCAAGCCGGGGGTGTTCCCCGAAGTGGGGTTATTGGTGGTCATGGGGTTTTCCTTGCTTGGGTTTCAGAACAAGGTTACGATATGACAGGCACGGATAGCCCGTCAAGATAAATCAGAACAAGGTTACGATATGAACGCCACGCAATGCAAAATGGCCAGAGCCGCGACAGGTCTAGGCGTTCGTGATCTGGCCAAACTTGCCAGCGTGTCGCCTGATACGGTTGCTCGCCTAGAACGTGGTGAGGACCTACGCCCCGCCACAGTCGCGGCCATCCGCGCCGCGCTCGAAGCTGCCGGGGTCGATTTCATCGAAGAGAACGGCGGCGGGCCGGGGGTCAGGCTTCGGAAAGTCTGACCCGACTCCAGTTTCCCAGAGCCGGGCCAGATTGCGCACCACGCCCTCAACGGAGGAACAAGGGCCGCGCGCTGACGGAGTTATGACGACACTACCCGTCTAGCCGGAACGCTTGGCACCCATTTGCCGGGAACGTTCACCCGTCTCATCATCGCTTCATCCAGTTCGAGGAAAGCACCGGGCCGGGCCGGGCGGCGGGCCGCGACGACATGCTCAATTCCGCGCGGCGGGCGGTCCAATCCGGGTGTACGATCTGGCGGGCCGCGATCGCATAGACCAGGCAATCGAGGGCTTCGGCGCGCCGCCCTGATATCCGTTCAAAGCTGCGCACCGGCTGCCCGCGCCTGTATCTGACAACGGCGCGCTCACTGGCAACCTGTTCATACCAGACAGGTGTGAGGTCGGCAGAATAGCGGACGGTCGTGCCCCGGATCATCCGCCCGAATAACTGCGTCTTGCCGGTATCCACACCCACAATCCACAGGGGCGCGCCACGGCCCTTCGACCTTCCGCTTGAACGCTCAATCAGCGGGCGGTTGCCACCCGCACCCTTGATCGCCAAAACCTTGCGCCGCGCCCGGCCTGCACAAAAGCCGGTGACCGCGCGCATGGTGGTGCCGTCGCCAGCGTCGATCGCGGCGGCATCAACGCCGATCTGACCGCCCAGAACATGCGGAAACCGGGCGCGCAGCATCTCGTCCAGTTCGCGCCAGGTGTCTTCAACATCCCATGCGCCCCAGATCACCCGGTGGCCCAGAACGAAAATCGTTCCGTCTTCGCCATGGCCGATGAATGTTACCTCAAGTCGATCGTGCTGGACGTCTACACCCACGGTCACGGCCAGCGCATCGGCGGGCACCGCACCAAGCCCGAATGGTTCGGCGCGCGCGGCAAGATCATCTTCGGCCAGCTCGTCACCTTCGCCGCGCCAGCCCTGCCCCAGAATTGTGTTGACGAATGTTTGCAGAGTTGACGGATCATCCTTCGCGCCCACGAATTCACGCGCCAGCTTTGACCACGACGCATTGGAATGCAGCGAGACAAGAGCATTGAGCCGGAAACCCGCATGGCCCTGCACCTCGGGCCGGGTGACTCGCCACCGCCCCGCCGCGACCATCTCGGGTTTGTGGTGTTCCTCGATCTCAGCCGCGCAACGCGGGCACCGGAAGCGGGCCGTCTCTGGCGCTGCATCATCCCAGATTATGTGCGCCCATTCGATCTCGGTCAGCACGCCACAGGCGGGACAAGGGACCTCGAAAACGCGGGCGTCAGATTGCCCATAGGCGCGCAGAACATGGCTTGTTTCCTCGTGAACCGGGGTCGATCCCATGACAATCTTGCGGTCTGGAAAGGACAGGGTGCGCCGTTCTGCCAAGACGATCGGGGACCCTTCGGCAGTCGATTCCATGCCGTCCGCCTCATCAATGAACAAGATGCGGACGTTGTGGCGGCGCAGGTTTCGGGGGGCCTTCGCGGCGACAATCTTGAGACTGCCACCCGGAAACCGTCTGGACAAAAGCGTATTGCGCCCGGCCTCGTCGCGCTCGTCGGACAGGGAATAGGCAACGCTCGGCGATGCATCGAAGATCGGTTCAACGTCGCTCACCATGTAGTCGCGGCAATCCGCTTCGGCGGGCAGAAGGCACAGAATAGGGGAAGGGTCGTTTGCGACGAAGGACGCCACAGCAGAGGTCAACAGCGTCGTGAAGCCGACGCGCACCGGCTTGACCAATGTCACACGCTCGATCAGCGGATCACCTATGGCGTTGGCAATCTCACGCTGAAAGGGCCAGAGGCGGACGGGGCCGGGCTGCGCCGTGACGCCATCTGGAAGGAGGATTTCGGCCTCGATCCAGTCAGACAGGCGCTGGCGCGGCGGCGGGATCATGGCCCGAAGCGCGGTGCGGCGGATGTCCTCAATCTTCGCCATTGGCCTGCCCGATCTGTTGCAAGGTGTTTCGAATTTCGCGGTCGATCACGTCAACATCAGCGGGCGCGAGGTGCCCAAGGCTCTGTCGGACGCGGGACGGCACTGCCAACAGCCGCGATCGAAGGGCGCGCAGGACGTCCGCCCATTCGCGCGCAACATCGTCGGCCTTGACCATCTCGCCGCGCAGGGTCGCGTTCTTGAGTTCCTGGGCGTCCGCCTGGGCGCTGGCCAGCCGGGCGCGCTCGCCGGTCAGGGTAAGCACCTGTTCTTCGCCACCTCGCCCAGCCGCCGTGCCGCGCAGGTGCTCGATATAGGCGCGGGTCGAGGTCGTGAGGTCGTAAGCGTTATGGCCAAGGCGTGTTGCTATGCCGCGCTTGACCAACTGCGTAAGCGCGCCCGGTGTGATCCCCCACAGGTCGCACAAGTCGGAACCGCCAATGCGATGCACCGGCTGGTCGATCTTACCAAGTGGAAGCTCCCGGACGATCCTCAAATCTTTTACCCCATTGCTTTTATTTGCAGAGCCCGAAGTACCGCGCTACGCCCACCCGTATACATTTGGTCGGGAAGGACCCGCTCATGCACGGCCTCTGCGTCCTGTGAAGAGCAAAGAAATAGCTTCCGGCGGGATTTTGCACAGGCTCCGTTTTGTCATCCGTTGACAGAACGGGCGCGTCATCGCTCTTGTTTTGCTTGAGCGTTTCGGCCCGATTCACCGCGCCCGCCCGCGCCAGATCGGCCTTGTTGGGCCCCGTTGTGCGGCTGATCTTGGCCAAGGCTTGTGCTGTTAGTGATCCCGGCTGCACCGGCTGGCGCATCATCGCGCCGTCTCGCGGGATTTTGCCGGTGCTTTTTTGCAATGAACAAGAAAAAAGGGCGTTTGGCGTCGCGCATCGCTGCCGCCTTTTTTTTGTTCTCAGCAAATCCGCCCGCGCAACAAGCGCATTGGCTGAAATTCCGGGCGCGACGTCTGCAACGGGCGTTTCTGCCCTGTCAACCGGCGGTGCCTTACGAACAGTAAGTAAGGTTCCGGGACATTTTGTCCCGGTAGAAACCGGATCGCGCGGCGTGTCTGCGCCTTGTTCCGATGCCTCGCCAACTTGCCGCCCGGCCCATTCTGCCATGCCGATCAAATCTTCATGCAAGCCCTTGGGC